TGATTGATAAAATCATCTTCAGACGTTAATGGATTTGATTGATACAGTCCTTTATTAAATACATTGTCGCCGCCATACTCTCTATTACGATTTCTTCCGTCTTTTAAATTCAATTCATACAAATATCTAAATAATTTTAATGCTGAGTTGTCCATAGTGTCATAAAATCTTATGTTGACTGGATCATAATCGACACGTCTATAAACATTTCTTTTTCTATTGTACTGATTTAGAGTGTCATATTGAAAATTAATTTTAGGTCCATCAATTTGTTTTATATTAAAAACTAAAGAACGTCTTACTGCATCTATAACTTGTGCTCTTGATTGTTTTAAATTATTTGTTGTTTTAGAATATGGAACTGTTCCTTGATAACTTTGGATTGATTGATCTAATCCTTCAATTCTATCATCACCAAAAATAGTTTGAAATAAACTGTCTGAAGCAAATCTAAAAGTTGCCAAATATTCAAATTTTTGTCTTGGCACTTGAGACATCAATGCTGTTGATGCCTGCCTTAATGAAAACTGATCCTGGGCTCTAGTAGGCCCTTGTATGAATAAACTTGAATCTTCTTGTACTTGTGTTAAAACTTCAACCTGTTGTGCTGTTAAACTGGCAATAGTTGCTTCATTTATAGCAATCAATTCGTCTGCATTACCCAATGCACTTGCAATTTCTTGCTCCGTGAAGACAGAAGAAGTTGTTTGTGATTGTATGAACTTCTTCTGCTCCGGAGTAATTTTACTTGGGTTGATACTAGTCATAGAGTACTCCCTATATCAAATTACGATATTGTATCGCCACCCGCTTGTGTTAACGGATTTAGTGGGAATACTTCTGTACCACCAGCGCCAATGTGTGTTGCGTTGTCGTATCTTATTGTCATGATAACTTGTACTGGTTCTGAAACCGCATAGTCGCCATCTGAATAATCAACGTTCTGTAAAAAACAACCTTCCAACATCCATTGTTCCAACTCAGCATCTGTTGAACCGTCTAAAATTTCAAGTCTTGTTTGAAATTTATATTGTCCACCACTTCTTGGACCAGTTTGTTCAAAGTGATTTAACTGCTTCTGAACTTGCTGACCTGTTAGTTTTGATATACTGTTAGTAATATCATCACGTAAAGTGATTGTGATCGGCTCCCATGTGTGTTTGCCCATCAAATATGCTACTGAGTTATAAACGTGTACAGGAACTTCTTCATGTGTTACTTTTGGTCTCGTTATGTTCATAACTTGCTGTGTTAAGTCCACTTGCGTTGCACCTAAGTTACCAAAGTTTGAAAAACGAACCCTAAAACGGTATTTAAGTTTAGGTTGTAAAATACCACCTCTACCTGTAGTTCCGTCTATTGGTACGCCAAATTTGTTTAATGTAGCCATTGTAATCTCTCCTTACAAATTAATTTGTATTACTAGTATTTAGCAAAATATAGGAAAATTTATGAAAAAGTTTGAAGTTAAAGGGTAAAAAAAAGGCTACTGTATCTCTACAGTAGCCTTTTTGTGTGTGTTTTGTCTATTAATTATAGCTCATGTTCTCACCAGTGTTCTTTATTCGAACTGGAATGTATATAAACTCAGCCGCTTTTGCTGGCTGTATTGCTATATCAACCCATAACTGGTTAGCATCAATTCTAGTTGGTGTGTTGTTTGTGTCATCACAAACTACCAAGAAGTCATATAATGCTCTTTTTGACGATAGATCTGATAAAAATCTTTCAACCGTATCTGACACTTGATCTCTTGTCATTCTGTCATTTAATTCAAACAAGAATGGTTTTGCAAGTTGATCTAATTGATATCTTAAGTAACAAATTAATCTTGCTACGTTAACTCTATCAAGTGCTGATGCTGTAGGGTGCAATGTTTTTTGACCAAACACTGTTAAACCTCTATTAGGCATAAACGCAATCGGATTAACTTTTTTAGAGTATAATGTGTCTCTTGAACCTTCACTTAATACAACTGAGTTATATTCTCCTGATTGTGGATCAATATAACCAACTGATGAAGCATTTGAAACTAAACCTCTTTGATATCCTGCTGGAGCAAACCACTGGAATGCCGCATTATCACTTGAAGCAATTGTTCTTAATGCTATGTGTGAAGCTGGAACAACAACGTTGTTACCGCTTAAATCAGTTGCTAGTGCTGATGGATAGTAAACTGCTGAGTATGTATGAGCTGTTACTAAACCGTCTTCACCGTTAGTTGTTGCATTTGCTGAGTTTGATATCCAATTAGATACTTCTGAAGGAGTTTTTAATCTAAACGGAGCATCAACAATAATAAATGCAGTTTCTTTTTTTGCAGTGTTAAGTGCAACCATTTCATCATAAGTTTCAGCATAACCTGGACATGCAATCAAGTTAAAAAATCTTGATTCAGCTCTAATTTCATCGTTGCTAACAAATGCCGCTTGTAAGGCAGTTACTACAACTTGTCTCTGAGCTTTTCTACCCATGTATGGTGAACCATCTGGTTTGTTACCAGCCGCATTAATCCAAATTGGACCAATGTTAGTGCCGTTAACAACATATGATGTTTTGTATTCTTTTACAACATAACCTGAAATTCTTGTGTTGTATAATAATGTACCTTCAGCATAGTTAGCCGGATCAACTGCATCTGAATCAAATGATGCATACGGAGAACCCCAACCTTGTGCTGATGTTGTTGTACCTGCTGGGTTACCTACTGCATCACCAAACACAATGCCTGAAGCCGATGATTGATCAGTGTTGTCAATTAAAACCCAACTTGATGAAGTTGTATTATACCAGTAAATTTTTGGATATGCTTCTAATTCATTTGAATCAATCCAAATGTCACCGTTTTCAAGTGCTGTGCCATCTGACTGTGTAGTTGGCGCATCTGATACCATTTGCAAGTCTCTTAAACCAGATGCTGTACCACCAACACCTGTGTTAACATTACCTGATGTAAATGTATCTTTTGAGTTTGCGTATGCAAACCATTTCATAGTACCACCATCGTTTGTAGCAACATAAATGTCTGCTGTTAAATTAGTGTCATACCATAATGTACCATCTACTGGACTTGAAGTTGGAGCATTTGCTGATGCTTCATATGATAAATCACTCCAAATTGAAGCCATGTACCATGAATCAGATCCTGAAGCCATGTTATCTGCAAAACCTAGTGTTGCAGTTGCTACACCAATTGTGTTACCTGCTGTTGCTGTATCTTCAACCCAAATGTTTTTACCATTTGTTCTTTCAAGTTTTAAGTACTCTTTTGTACCTGAACTTGCTTCGATTGATGCTTTAACAGTTATTGCTGATAAGTTAGCATCATTGTTGATACCTGCTACGATTTCTGCAAGTGTTACATTTGATCCTGCACCGCCTGCCGCTGTTACTGTTACGTCTTGGTTACAAATATTAATTTTTAAACCATCTTGTGAACCAGTTAAGTCAATACCAGTACCTGAAAGATCAGCAGTCCCAGTAGCCGTTGTTGTAGTTGCTGAACCTCTGATTTTGATATTGTATGCTACTTCTGGTGTTGCATTGTTGGCTGTTTGTTTGTATGTTGCATTGTCAATTCTGCTGTTGTCCCACGCCGCATCATTATCATCATCAAATTGTACGTATAATGAATTTGTTGCTGGTGTTAAGGCTGTAACTGCATTATCATCATCAGCATATAAAGGTGCTGATATTGTTGAAAATTGACTTGTGCTTGTTGAGTAAAATTTTACTACTACATTTGCACCGCCACCAACTGCTGTTGATTTAACCCAAACGTCGCCGTTTCTTGTTGCACTTGGTTGTGAACCTGTGCCTGGCTGTATAAAAGCTCTAGAACCTGATACACTGTTTGCTGTGTCTTTAGCAGTTGTCCATGTATCTGCACCTACTTGGTACCATTGTCCTGCAACTTTTTCCCAAAGTTTTGCCGGAGTTGCTGAAGCAACTACACAAAACTCACCGTTTGCACCAAAACTTGATTTTGGTGTTTTCTCAGCATCATTTTGTACGTTTGATGTTGCTGATGCACTTGGTGTATCAGTTAATACAGTTGGAGTAATTTTGCTCCATGCTGTACCGTTTGTTTGATATACACCCCAATCAGTTGCTGTTGTGTCTAACCAGTAAGTACCATTTGCTGGTGTACCTGCTGGTACTGTTGTTGAGCCTGTAAGTTGTGCTGTATCTACATCAGCACGAACTACGTATGCTCTATTTGAAATTCCTAAGTATGAATATGCGGCTAATAAACCGTATTCATTTCTTTCATCCCCTGGTAACATTGTTGAACCAGCGGAATAAAAATTTGGTGTACCGAATGTTGATAACAGTTCTCTCTGTGAACCGACCAAATACGCTTTTCCAACGTTAGCACTTGTAGTACCTACCGCTGTTGAACCTGTAGAACTTGGATCAGCCTTATCTTGTGCTGAAGCCACTACAAACAATGGTACTGTACCTTGTGCCGCGCCGGCGTAAAACGATTCGTCAGTTACTGTAACTGCTACACCCGGTGAAACTAAATCTGGCATTGTAATCTCTCCTTCATAATTGTGGCAACTTTCATGTTACCATCATATACTATATTTATTAGAAGTTGGATAAAAGAGGGTGGTTTAAGCACCAATATTTTCCCCTTTAAAGGGCAGTAAATACATGTATGACAGATAGTAGACCATTATGTAGTAAATGTAAGTCTAGACCTAGAGCCTTTAATTATAAAAAAGGTGATAAAACGTATTATCGTAAGATGTGCGATAAATGTATACGTTTAAGCAAAGGCAAAGGTGTTAGCTCTACTGCTACTTGGCAACAGCACGGATATAAAAAGAAAGCCATATGTGAAAAGTGTGGATTTAAAGCCAGACATTCAGCACAACTAGACGTGTATCATATAGATGGTGATCTACGCAATAGTGCTGTTAATAATTTAAAAACTATATGTGCTAACTGTCAACGTATTATGACTATGGAAGAATTTAAATGGCGTCAAGGTGACTTAATGCCTGACGTTTAAAACGTTTGTGTTTGATGTTTATTTTTTGATACTTTAGATAATACTTTTACTACACCTTGCACTTTATCTGTAAGTTGCTCTAGTGACCCATTATTTTCAATTATAAAGTCTACTAATTGACCTGTATGATCCCATTCACTTGCATGTATACCAATGTCTGCTAATTGTTGTATTGCAAAATCATCATCTTGTTGTGCTTGTTTAGCCAACTCAGTCCAATGTGGATCATCTCCACGTTTTACTCTAATTGTAAATCCGCCCATCTGTTTTACAAATGCAAGTTCATTTCTAAATCTGCAATCAGTAATGATAGTTGGTTTTTGACCCCCAGCAATATATCTATGTTCTAAACTATCTAGCCAAATCCTAGGATGAAAATGTTCTCTAAATAATTCTGTACCTACAATTTGTAGTGCAAGTCTGGGTGTAAAGTTTTTTATTGACAGTTTGTTTGCCCAATAAGGATCAACACATTCTCTAAAGTGTCTGCTGTGATCAGTATCACCTTCTAGTGTTTTTCTAGGCCAATTAAATATGTTTGCTGTGGCATCTTTTAATGGTGCCGCAAACGAATCTTTTTTATAATCATGCTGTGTTGCTAAAATATCTGCTACAGTGTTTTTGCCACTGCCAATCCAGCCTACTAATCCAATAATCAATTTACCACCTCAGTTTTAATTGTGTTGCAATATCTTCGCTGTCAACTTTTACAGTTAATTCATCGCAACCTGCATTTTCCCAATGCCAGTCTTTTTCATACTTGTAACCAAGCATACCCATGTAGTTTGCAACTCTGGCAACTGCATCAACTTCTCTGTAGTTGGCATTAAGAGCTCCACCTTCAACACTGGTACCTGTTGACTGTCCTATGTATTCGTCTCTTTTAGAAATTTTATCTATGTCTAAAGTAACTTCAATCATGTTACTATAGTATAACATTAATGATATGTTGTCAAATGAAATTATCCAATAACAAAAGAAATAGGATCGCCGCCATCAACGTATTTTTGAATTTCGTCTTCTAAACGATCCATTGATGCTTGTGCTTCTGCTTTTAAATCAGTACCGTTTAGTGTTACACCACCTTGTGCACCTGGCAACTGGCCAAATTTAGATCTTGCTTCACCTAACATCATTTTACACTGTGCGAGTGCATATTCTCTTATCCATGATTTTGCATAAGGATCATCTAATAATGTTTCGTCTGTTCTTCTCATATAAACTTGAAGTAACAATGTTTCTGCATTTCTTGGTCTTCTTACAATTGTAAGTTTTTTAGTCACTGTGTCCCAAGTAAAATTAATTTTGTTACCAAACAATCTACCAATAGTTTCTTGATATTGACTAAATGCTTCCCAAGTAGTTAAACCACCAATTCTACCTGCTTGTAAAAAATACAAGTTAGTGTATGCAATTTCAAATGGATCAACATCAACACCTGATTGCTGGTCTGAACCTAAAGCACGTCTAAACGATTCACGTACTTCGATAACTTCTGTTGGCAATGTGTATTCATTTATGTCTTTTTGCATCTGCAAAAATAATGTTGCTTCTTCATTAGCATTTGATGATCTTTGTCTGAATCTGTCAAAAGACATATCTAAACCCTGATTGTAGTGTTTTGGATCAAGTTCAACATCAACCATACCATCGCCTAGTAGGTTACGCATATCTTCTATAATTTTATCTCTATTTGATTTTGCTTTAGCCATTTTAATATCCTATACTTGTATTTATTTTATTATTGAAAAATACGGACAAGTACAGTTTCTTTATTCAATCGTCCGTTAAGTTTAGTTTCAGTAGTAGATAGTGCTTTAAAGGTGTTCTTAATCGCTTGTAAACCGCTCGTATTCAGCTTTTCCATCACTTCTTGGGGTTTACGTACTGTTTTCTGTAAAGCCGTGCTTAGATCGTAATTTAACAGGGTTGTGCCTTTTAATGTCAAACCATGGTGTTTGTGTGTGGCTTCGTATATACCTAACTTCCTATTTTTGGTATTGTAAATTACAACTGCTGAACATCCAATCAATTTTATTGGAGGCTCTGATACTAATTTAAGATCAGGAAACTCTGCTTTGTATTTTATTTTTGCCGCCATTTTTTCTTTTGAAGGTGGTTTCCATTTGCGTGGTTTACGCTGTTTCTTTTTGTTTGTTGCCCAAGTTTCACAATCTTTATGAACATTTTGCCACCAAGTAATATGCTGTTTCATTTCTTTTTTTGAATATGACTCAAAACCTTCAACATAATCTTGTTGATCATCTGTACGTTCATTTGGTTTAATATCTCTATACATCAATCCTTTTGACTGTTCATCAATATACATATTAACTTGTTCTTGAATCAATTTCATAAATGCTCCAGGTATATCGTTTGCCAAAAAGTAATTGTATGCTTTAAATTTCTTAGGATCTTCATTTCTAGCCCACACTTTTTCAAATTCGTCATCAAGATCTCCTATGATCTTAAACATCCTTACTCGCATACGATCTTGTATAGATGGTCTTTTTGGTTTAATTTCAACTGATTCTTGCTGTGATTCTGCTTCTACAGGTGCCTGCTTGACTGGTTCTAGCTCAGCCGGCTGGTCTACTGTTTCTGGTAGTGCTGTACTTCTACCGTCATCTAATCGCTTTAGAAAATCAGGTATATCTAACAAGTTGCTGTCTTTCAATTTTTTCTTCTCCATACTGCTATATATACATCATTATACATAATTCGCTAGTTTTGTCAATCTTTAGTTGAATAAATACTTACATAAAAGGATATTGATATGCCACGACTGAGCTTATGGAAACCACAAAAAGGTAATGATTACAAGATGATTGACCGTGTGATCCGCGAACATTTTAATGTTGGTGGCACTGGGGTATTCATTCACAAATACCTTGGTCCACATGCTCAAGCAAATACCACTGATTTAACACAACCTGATAATTCTGTGGTACGTCCTAATAACATACAAGACTTATTATTTTTAGAAAATAGAGATCGCAAGTATGATCCAGATGTGTATGACATGCGTGGAGTATATCAAGTACAAGATTCAGATTTTGATCTAACACAATTTGGTGCATTTCTATCTAATGATACTATCTATATGACTTTCCATTTAAATGATATGATTGATATCATAGGTAGAAAATTAATGAGTGGTGATGTATTAGAATTGCCACACCAACGTGACGACACAATGTTAGACATGGCACGTTTAGAGTTTGCCACAAGGCCAGCAAAAAAATTCAGAAAAGGTGAAACCATTACAGGTGCAACCAGTGGCGTAACTGCAACTGTGGTAAATTATAATCACGAAGCAAAAGTTTTAAGAATGGTCACAGATGGTGACTTTACAATTGGTGAAACTGTTACTGGTACATCAAGTTCTGCCGCAGGAGAAGTTGCGGCTTACTATCCAGAAGGACCACAAGCAATCAATAGATATTATGTTGTTGAAGATGCCGCAAGAGGTTCAGAAGGTTATTCACCAACTTGGTATCCACACATTTGGAGAGTTAAATGTACTCCACTAGTAGACAGTCCAGAGTTTTCAGATATACTTGGTACTGGTGAAGAAAAAGATGATTTACGAAATTTAATTTCAACATACCAATCAGAAATTGACATTGGTGATGCAATTGTTAATCAAGCACAAAACGAAGTTCCTAAAAAAGGATATGAAACTGCACACTTATATGTTAATAAAGCAGATCAATATGTTCCAGGTAATGTTTATGGACATTGGCAAACCAATATTGCATCATTTAAACTTTACGAATCAACAGACAAAAATTGGCAAACATTTGATTACTTTGTAAGTTCAACGGCACCAACTGCTAATTACAAAAACGGTGACTATTGGTTAGATACAGCAAATACCAACTGGGGATTATATGTTGGTAATGGTACTGTATGGAACAGTCAAACTGTATCAGTAGTTGACTCAGCAAATATTGATGGCAGTACTAAAACACCAATATCATCATATGTACCTTCAAATGATTATGCTGTAGTAGTTTCAGATAGAAACGTTGGTGCAACATATTTTAAAAAGGTTGCAAATGGTTCTTGGGTAAAGATTGCAACAGATTCAACCACAACTACTTTATTAGGTGTTGATGTTTCTATTAACGCAACTCAACCTTCAACTAATACTGCTGGTAAAATATGGTGGCAAACAAACACAATAGGTGGATTAAATATTTCATTTAAAAAATATTCGTCAACAACTGACAATTGGGTTACACAAGATATTACGCTACATTCAAGCCAAGATTCGGCTAATGATGCATTTGGATTTATGACCAAAGTTGGTGTACATGCTGGTGATGGTAAACCACCAAATGGTATTGCAATAGCACATACAGGTTCAAGTTTTCCTAATTCATTAGATGATGGTGATTACATATTACGTACAGATTATGAACCAAACAGATTATTCAAAAAAGTTGGCAATAGATTTATAAAAGTTGAAGACGATTTTAGAGGTACATACTCTGCCGCAAATAGAATATTAAATACATTTATCGAAAACACAAATGTAAGTGATAATACCAGTGATGGTAAAGAACAGCAAGGTTTAAGCAAAGCAGTTAAACCAAGGACAGATATATAATGGCACAATTTTGGTATGATCAACAAATAAGAAGATACTTATTACAATTTGTACGTATCTTTAACGGCTTTCAAATTCAAACCGGACAAAAAAATGCAGGTGGTTCTGCATCGCAAAAATACAGAACTGTACCAATGCGTTATGCAGATATGTCAAGAATGGTTGCCCATATATTGCGTGGCAATACAGAAAATGCACTAAACTCTACACCATTTATGACTTGCCATGTTGCTAATTTAAATGTAGCAAGAGAACGTAGACATGATCCTAAATTAGTATCATCACAACAGATACAAGAACGTAAGTATGATGCTATCAACGATCAGTACACAGCAGAACTTGGTAATACATATACTGTTGACAGATATATGCCTGTGCCGTATGATTTAACTATTAATGTTGATGTATGGTGTTCTAACACAGAACAAAAATTACAATTATTAGAACAGATATTAACATTATTTAATCCTACAATAGAAATTCAAGCAAACACAAATCCATTAGATTGGACAAATATAACAGTTGTAGAATTAATTGACATACAATGGTCATCAAGATCAGTTCCACAAGGTGTTGACTCACAATTAGATATTGCTACACTAATATTTCAAGTTCCAGTCTGGATTAACCCTCCAGCGAAAGTTAAAAAGCAATCAATCATACACGGAATTATTAATAGAATTCATTTAGATGACGGAGTTGGTGATTTAGAATATGACAAAAACATGCAGGACTTTTTTGATCAATTCAGCAACTTAGAAGAAATAGTTGTTACTCCACAAGATGCTCAAGTTGATGTGACTGGTAACACAATCAGTTTATTAAATGCACAAGGTGTAAATGAAGGTTATTCATGGAAAGAGTTTTTTGAACAGTATGGAGAGTTTCAAGCATCGACTTCAAAAGTAAAACTAAGACGTGCGGCAGACATAGAAGATTCAACACAAGATATTGTTGGCACTATTGCTTACAATCCTGCAAATGATAATCAACTAATTTTTACAATTGATTCAGCAACACTGCCAACCAACACACAAAATGCTGTATTAAAAATTATCGATCCTCAAAAAAATACTCCGGGTGACGGTACACTATCAGGTCAACAAGCAGGTCAGCGATATTTAATTATTAATGATATTGTGGCAAACTCTAGTAATTGGGGTACTGTTGAGGCTTCAGCAAATGACATTATAGAATTTAACGGCACACAATGGGAAATTTCTTTTGATGCTAGTGTAAATGGATCAACTGCACAATACGTAACCAATAGTGCTACTGGCTATCAATATTCGTGGAGCAATAGCGAATGGATTGATACATATCAAGGTCAATATAAACCAGGCTATTGGATTTTAAATTTATCAGGACTATAATTTACCATCTTGACTATCTATCAAAACCATGCTATAAATATTAGTATGTATGATGCTGTAGGTGCCACATTTTTATCACAAGACACAAAAAAGTTTTGCTTTAACAAAAGATCAAAACGTGTAAGTAATTCTGGTACTTGGAGTTTTTGGGGTGGCAAGGTTGAACTAGGTGAAACTGTTATAGGAGCCTTAAAAAGAGAAATCAAAGAAGAAGTTGGCTTTGTTCCTGAGATTATAAAAATACATCCACTAGACATTTATCAAAGCGATGACGGTCATTTTATGTATCATACGTTTGTGATAGTTACACCAAAAGAATTTGAACCAAAAATAAACCATGAATCACAAGATTACAGTTGGTCAACTATTAATCAATTTCCAAAACCTTTGCATCAAGGTGCCCGTAAAACTCTTTTGGATAAAAACAATGTTAAAAAGTTAAAACTAATAGTAAATAGTATAAAGTAAAGCACTATTAAAAAATTAGGATAACTTAAAAAATGTCAACAATAATTAGTTTTTATCAGGCAAAGATTGTCTTTGCCTTTAATCAATTTGATAAAAACAATATCATTACTAATTTTATTCTTGAAGAAATTCATCCAAAATTTAATTCACAAGAAGATATAGATAAAGAACTTGATAGTTATCCTGCTAAATCTCGTAAAAGATTTTATAGTATATTAGTTAATATAAAAGTGGCTATTAAAAAAATGACCAGTAAAGAAAATAACAATGTTAGATTCACACTTGAAGACGAATATTTTCAACTTTTACAAAATTTAAAAACAAATAATGTAAAGTATAAGGTTCCATCAATTTTAGTAAAATATAGAAAAGACATTAATCCAATTCGTGCATTAAAATTTGAATTACAAGAAATTATGGCTATGCCAGAATCTGATGACGACTATTATCTTTGGATTATAAAACAATATAGAAATGAACGAAAGATATCTGAAATTATAAAAGATGTTAATATTGACATGGAAAATATTAAAAAAATGCAAGAAAAATATCGTAGTGCTAAAAAAAATTATGATTACTTCATCTTACCAATGAGTTATTATCATTGTGTTGAAATTGAAACTGATATGAAAAGTTGGGTTAGTACTTTAAGAGAGTTTTATATTTGGACTCAAAATTCAATTAATCAAAGATATCTTTAAACAACAATATTAATTAATCTAACACCTGTGTCGTTGCTTGTTTCTAAAGACTTACCAATTACACAAAATCCTGGAGGAGTAGGACTGTCATCAGTTAATGTACATGCTGTGCCAGGAGTAACATTAGTTACAAGCACATCACCTTTTCTTACAGGACCTTCTACTTTACAAGGAACTTTACCACGTAATGCAACTGCTACACCATCGCCGTCTTTGTTCATTAAATATGCTGGAGCAGTTGATACAACTCCTGCTACTCTTGAATCTTGTAATGCTTTACATTGTGTTACTTCTTTGTCACCACCAAATATTAAAACTGTACCTGGTTCATAATCAGCATCTGATTCATATATCTCTGCCAAGTCAGCATAGTGAGCCTTGTTGTCTGTAGAGTGAGACGTTGCAAATTCAATATCAGCAAGGGCAGTTTCTGTAATGTTTGTTGATGTTGCACCATCAACTGTTGTTGCCGCTGTCCATCTAGAATCAGTATGATCCCAAAACCAAACAGCATTGTTTACTGACGATCCTCTGTCAATCATTATACCAGAATCCAGTGTGCTTGTAGCACCACTGTTTTTGTTTAGCAACATGATCGAATCTTCAACTTCAATATTGACTACGTCTAATGTTGTTGCTGTGCCAGTAACAGTCAAGTCACCATTTATTTGTACAGCACCAGAACCACCGTCTGCAGTCAATACAATGTTATTGCCTGTAGTTGAAATAATTGCGTGTGTTTGTACATCTAAATCCCCACCAAGTTGTGGTGTTGTATCGTCAACAACTTCTGTAATAACATCTATACCTGCTGTCCAGGTAAACTGTCCTGACGAATGATCGTATTTTAATAACTTGCCATCATCTGATGGTGCAACTGAATCGACATTACCTAATCCTGTCAATGTCATTGTGGCCGCCACTGCTGACGGTGTAACCCCTTCCCAACTTGTTCCATTGTATCTTAATATATTGTTGGTTGATGATGTTAATACTGGACTCATTGTTGGTGTTTGGTTTACCCAACTAGTGCCACTATTTGCATATATTATCTGTCCTGTTTGTTGTGATGTAATTGTAACATCGCCTAAATCAGTAATTTGATCTACTACATCAATTTTAAATTCTGTTGCAGTAAAACTTATATTTGTTAAGTCATATGCATTTGACGATCCAGAAGTAAATTGTACAGCAACTTTATATGCAACTGATGTTACTGCCGGACTTGATCCTGTTAAGTCATCTAAAAATGTAAATGATAATGGAAACCCTTGTGTATTACTATTGTATGTTGTGATCGGACTTGGCGTCCATGTACCACTGCCATTAATAGATCTAAACAAACCAACTTTTGCTCCGCCGGCTGTTTCTACATCAATATTAGATGAATATGATATTTCAACTTTTCCGTTTGATGTAATAGTAAAAGTAGGAACTGTTGCAATATCATTAAAAGTTGTCCCCATACCTGATAAGTTAACACTAGTTGTTGATGATTTTTGTGTGTTGACTACACCTAATGCAGGTGCTTGAGCTACAAAACTAGCACCGTTATACATCAGTACGTTACCGTTTGCTACGCCAGATGTGTTTACATCTGATAGTGCATTAATACTTGCCGCGGCAATACGTGCATCTGCTCTTGCGTTTGTGTAGTATAATTTTGATGCATCTTCTGTGATATGAGCTGTTGTGTCTGGTATATTTAATACACCATTGCTACTGTTGTATGCTTGTGGGCCTGCTGTGCCTAAACTAATTGACGCTCTTGCTCTAGCATCTGTATAATATAAATTTGTTGAACCTTCTGATAATGTATCAGTAGTTGTGTGTCCACTATTGCCAGGAGCCCATCTTGAGTTTGAATTATCCCAAACAAGCACTTGTCCATTTGTTGGAGTCGCTGTGTGTACATTTGACAATGCACTTATTACCGCATTTGAAATCCTTGCATCTGCTCTAGCATCTGTATAATATAAATTTGTTTGTTCTGGTATATCTAGTGTCGATACTTGATTAGCACCTGTACCAAAATCAATATGTGTATCATTAACATTGTTTAATGCTAGATTAAATATACCACTGATTGTTCCTGTTGTTGTGATATTTTTGTTTCCAAAATCCCAACCTGCGGCCGCTGTATACCCAAGTGTTGCAGTAACTGATCCACCAGATTCAACTTCAATACCTGCTGTATCAGTACCTAATGTACCACCCTTGTTTAGTGTTATCAGCCTGTCTTTGATTTGAGTATCTGTAGTTGTTGTGACTATTTGTTCACCAGTAACTTTTAAATTACCTTTGACAACTAGTTCGTCTGCTACTGTTAACTGCTTTATATCTGCCATTTAATGCTCCAATATGTGTTATTATTATTTAGCAGATTTGGCCAATTTGTAATATGTGTAGTCAAGGGAAACCCCGGAATAAATCCGGGGTTTCTGTGTATTTAAAACGTTATTAGATAAATGTTACGTTTGAAATATCAATTTTTGATAGGTAGTCTGCTGAATTACCAAGTGATGATGCAGTGTTTGTTAACTCTACATAACCGTATCTTGTCATAAAGCTCACTACTGGTTCAAAAGTTGACGGATCCACAATAACGCCTGATGACATTAGTGGAATGTACGGACAATAAAATGCCGCCGCGTCTACTTCACCAGCACCTTTGTAACCTACTAATACTGGAGAATCATCTACCAAGTATGAGTTTACATATACTCTCATAGCGCCGTTTAATGTACCAACAAATTTAGTGTTAGTAGGTGCTTCAAAAGTACCTTCAGTTGTTCTTGCGAACGCTGAAGTTGTTGCTGATTGTAACACAGTCAAAGCCTGTGGAGAAACTACAGCCCAGTTAGCCGCGCCTCTTCTAGTTCTTTGTGCAATTAAGTTTGCTTCTCTGTTGATTGCTACTGCCAATGCCGCATGTTCGTCTCCAACAAATGTTGGTGTACCAGTTGCGTTACCTTGGTTGTATGCTGTACCAGAGCCTGCTAATGATGTTAGTGAAGAAAGAATCTCTTGATCGATCTCAGCAGTAATTTCTTGTGCTAATGCCGCCATTACTTCTGCTTCTACATCTAAACCATGCATTGCTGATGCGTCTTGTGCCGCTTCAAATGTCCAACGTGCTGATAATTTACGTGTTTTCGCTTCAACAGTTTGTTTTAAGATTTGAATTGACATTTTGTTACCAGCTTCACCTTCTAAAGATGAAGTTGATGTACCCGCTGGTACTGATTGTGCACCTGAACCTGGGTTTGCTGAATAAGATCTTGCAATCTCAAAAGGTGATAGTGCTTCAGCACCTGCTGTTACACCGTCTTTTGCGTCTGAATATCTAACTCTTAATGTGTGAATTTGACCTACTGGGCCAGTCATTGGTTGTACACCAACGATTTCGTTAGCTATAACTGTAGGCATCACACGTCTGATTATTGGAAGAATTACTTTGTTTAAAGCCGCTACATTACCAGCACCTGTGGCACCTGTTGTTGCTGACTCAGCCAAGTATCTCTTTGTATTCTCAAGGACAGCTTCCATTGACGTTTTCTTTTGGCCTGATAGACCTTCTGTTAACGCTGATTTAGTTTCTGTCCAATTTTCATTGATCATGTTTGTCATTTTAATTAACTCCTAGACCTGCTAGTTTTCTAAGTTCAACAATATCACCTGTTTCTGAACTTACTTCAGCAGGTGCTTCTCTATTACCAGTTACCTCTGTTACTGATTCAGTAACAATAGTTTTGCTTGAAACAGCTGGTGCTGATTCATTTAAAACTGCTGGTAAGTATTTGTTAAACTGTTTTTTCAAATCACTTGTCTGTACAGATTCAAGTAATTCGTTCATTACGCGACGCTTGTCTTTAGACAAGTTTGCAGTTAACTCTGTAAGAGCTTTTTCACGTACATTCTTATCTTCAGCAATTCTCAACTTCATTTGAACTGCTTCGATTTCTGCGTCTTTTTCTTTTAATTTAGATTCTGCTTCAGTAGTGTTTACTGAAACTGTTTCTAATTCATTTTGAAGTTTTCTAACCTCAGTACCTTCGGCTAGATGAGAAGACATATACTCGCCGGCGAAAGCATCAAAAACTTTTCTACCAAAGTTGTTTTCTTTAGCAACCTTGATATCTTCTTTAAGTTGTGATATTTCACTTTTTAAACTTGTCTCAACTGTTTTTTCAACAACTTGTGCCGCTTTAGAAACAAAACGTTGTTTGGCTTCAGCAATCATCTTTTTGCCTTCCGCTACTAATTTAACTTTTTGTTCTACAACTGCTCGTTTGTCGTTTTCAAATTCAGTTAGTTCTTTTGCTAATTGTTTAACAACAAAGTTTTCCAATTTTGCAAAATTACCTTTCAAGTTTGTTCTGTCAGCGTGTAGTTCTTTTACTTCTTTGGCTAATTGCTCAGCAACAAATTTGTCTACTAGACCAACATGTTTTTCAATGTTTGTTTTGTAAGCAACTGTTTGCTCAGCCAATGCCGCTCTGTCAGCCTTAAGTTCTTCAATTTCTGAAGTAATTCTGTCAGTAAGCATTGTGTCCATAGCCTCAACAATCTGACCCTTGTCATTTTCATAACGTTGGGCAAATTCATCTCGAAGTTCAGCAGTGATCTCTTCTCTGGCTTCATCTAATTTAGATTTCCACGTTTCTTGAATCTGATTTTTCAAGTCTTCTGAAATTGCATCTGACTCAAGTATTCCGTTAAAAATATCTGCCATGAGTAGTTCTCCTTATAACTTCAACTCTTTTATTAATTTGACTATCTCATCTCTAAGATAGCCTTCTGCTTTGCGATCATGAACTGCGTCTGCGCCTATACCGTATAAACGTCTTCCGCCTCTCATGTTCATCAAACCTTCATATATTGCTTTTGGATAAGCATCCGGTGCCGACGGTTGTGCAACAATGTCCACAGTAACAATTTCAAAATCAGCAACTTTGCCGCTTTCGTTTACGTTACCAGTACCTCTTGATGACACACCCAATTTTGCTCCGCTTTCCAAAAGGGTTTTTACAATGTTTCCCATTGGGGTTGGTAAAATTTTAAGTTTACCAATTCCGTTTGGACCATCCATCCACATAGATTCAATCATGTGTGACACACGGTCTAAATTAACTGTTAATTCTTCAGGGTGATCTGCTTCACCTAGTACAGAATAACCGCCTTTCAAGCGTTCGTCCACAGAAGTCACCGCTTTTTCGATTTCTTCTAGTGGATAAACACGTGAATTTTGATTCTTTACTCCGCCTTGGATGAATACACCTTTCATAAACAAGTTTTTCTTATCACCTTCGCCTTCATGTAATACTTGCATGCCGGCTTGATCAAAAGTTAAACTTTCTAATAATGGTTTTATCATCTGACGATCTCCTTATAAATCAAATTATGCTTTTGCCTTTGGTGCAGGTGACATTTTAGCGTCGCCCTGTGCTGGACTGTCTGGGTTTGGTTTAACTGCTGGAGCCTTACCACCTTTTTCAGCCACGTCGCCACCAGCTTTCACTGGATCTGCGCCGTCTATTCTCTTAGCACCACCGTTTGATGATACTGGGGAATTAGCGTTTGCACCGTTGTCTCCACCTTTTGGAGTGGCAACAGCCTTCATTTCAGTTGCTTCTTCTAGCTCTTCGCCGTCTTTTGAATCTTCTTCTGAACCTTCAAACGCAACTTCGTCAGCAACTTCAACTGTTTCTTCTGCTGGCATTTCCATAGATGGCATTTCGCCTTCTAAGTCGCCTGCGGCTTCTTCGTTGTCATCACCGTCTTCGTCTTTGTCTTCGTCGCCCATCATTTTTTCAAATTCAGCTTTAAGATCTTCTAAAGCATCTTCTAGATCGTCAACTCTGTCTTCAACTTCCTCATGATCATGGTCATCTGATTCGCCATCTTCATCACCATCATCTTCGTTAGTTTCTTCATGCTCAATTTCTTCAGCATGTGCGTCTGCCTCATCTTTGACAGCATTAGTTAAATCTTCTTCTTGATCGCCCGAACCGCCAACTTTTTCTTCAACGGTTTCATCACCTGACTCATCAGTTGCTTCTTCAACTGCTTCTTCATCTGAATCTTTTGCTTCTTCTACAGCATCATCATCTGATTTTTCTGCTTCTTCAACAGTGTCCTCATCTGATTTTTCTGCTTCGTCAACAGCTTCTTCAGTGTTTTCAGTAGTTAAATCTTCTTCGATTTCGTCAGTTTGGTTTTCGATCAACTCTTCATGTATTTTTCTAGCCTTCTCAACAATTACATCATGTAAAAGCTCTTGAGCTTTGTCTGATTCATTGTTAACTAGATATTCTAGAACTTGTTCTAGTTTAGACTTTGTAGTAGACATATCGTTAATCTCCATTATATTACTAGTAATATCGCATAGACACCTATATAAGGTACTATCGTATATACTATTTACATATTTATAGGATTATTAGTGGAAAAGGCACCTATTTTGACTCGTTTTGTAATAATGACTTATTATTACGTTATACAGCAGGTGGCTGTGCATACATTGTAGCCACAAATTCTTTGTTTTTTTCTTGATCTGCTTTACGCATTTCACGTACTTTACGCAATTTGTTTAAGTGCTTTAATGTAAGGCGTGTCTTACGACCATCTTCAATGTGTGCCATATGATAATGATCATGTTCTGGAAAATAGTTTTCTTTTAATTCAGTGTAACGCATACTTTTATTTACCTTTTACCTCTACGAGCTTTAAGTGCCATATTTGCACGTTTTACACGTTGCGATGCTTGACTAAACTTTTTAGTATATGATGATCTAGCACCATGTATTTTGCCTTTTGCTTGGCGTGTGCTTTTCATTTTAGTACTTTGCTTAATGTTTAATGGCTTATTACAAGTGCTTGGATTAGCAACAATACGTCCTTTTCTAGGACCAGTTGGACATCTAAAACGTTGTGTGGTAATTTTTGCTTTACCTTTTGCTTTTGATCTTCCAGTACGTCCAAATATCTGACTAGCACCTTCTTCAATAGGTTCTAATGAATACAAGTCTGTTGTACTAATTTCGTAAATTTTCATAATAATACCTTTGCTATGTTATTTATAATCAAAGGTAAACTAAATCTGCACTAGGATAAGTTGACACTTCAAATGCATCTTGTGGTAATGCTCTAGACAATGTTATAGCAATTTTGGTATTTGGAATTATTTTTTTCATATTGTCATAACCAGTTGATCGACTAGATATACATTTAAACAGGTGTGCCCCACATATAATCAATTGCGTTAAGTTATTTTTATTCATGTATTCTTCTAATAAATCTGATTGTTCTATATATGTTAATTCATTTTTATTTTCTGATAAAAATGTGAAATAGGGATTAGGAGAATGATGATGCATTGCTATATTAATATGTGCTCCTTGTTTTCTATAACTATCTAACTTGGTTGATAAGAATTTAGAAAACTCGCACATGTCTTGTTTTATAACTGTGATACTTTCTTTAGAAATATCAGTAAAAGGTATTTCGTCTGTGTCCCAAATATCAATCACATTAATTAATGTATGAGACATATTCATCATACTGTTATTTTTATGCTGGTGTGTCAGTGTCTGGTGTTAATGGGGAATCAGCACCTGCGTCTGCAACATCGCCTGCTGGTTCATCTTCTAGTGTTTCACCATCTGTGGCTGGCATTGGTGCCGCTCCTACATCTGATAATCCTGCGCCGCCACCCAAGTCATCACCTTGTGCTGGTGGTTCAGTAGCATTGGCATTTTCTTCTGCCCAAAGTTTTTCGTTCTTGTAAATTTCACCTTCATCAAGTCCAAGATAACGTGACATAGCAAAACGTTTAGAAATAAATGGAACTTGCTGTACCTGTGTAAAGATACTAACCATTTGGTTATCAATTTCAACTTGTCTATACTTGCCAAAGTTTTGTGGTTCATTAAATTGTATTTCAAATGAGCCTGAATCAATTTCAATTCCTCTGTGCTTTAAAAACATTTTAAATTCTTTATCAAGTGCAGGCATAATCATCGACTGTAAACGTTGACAAAATTTTGTAAATCTAAATTCTTGGATGTATGCTGTACCAACTCTACCGTCAGTAAATGCTGACCCTGGATCATCTGGTGTTGATGGCAAATAACTTGATGGAATTCTTAAACCTTTCATCAACTTATTATTAAAGTATTTTAAGTCATCAATTTCACCTAGGTTTTGACCACCTGGTAATGTTTCAACTTTTGATCCACGACCTTCAGCCGTCTGTGCAAAGAAATAATCTTCAATCTGTGATAAAGGATTGTAAGCGGCATCCATGATGTTTTGTCCGCCACCTGTTTTGTTTGGAATACGTTTTTGATGTATTTCGTTTTTAACACGTTCGATAAATGCCATTGCTTTGTTGCTAGGCATGTTACCTACGTCGATGTAAAACACTCTACGTTCTGGTGCTCTTTGAACTCTGTAAATGATAATAGCATCTTCTAATAATTCTTTTTGCTTGTACACTTTAAATATTGCTTCTAGTACTGAAGTACCAAAAGGCCAAAATCTATCCATGCCTTCTGACAATGATATGTGTGCAATATGTGAAGCATCAACCGGTGTTGTCATTACTTCCATATTAAATCTACCAGATTGTGATGTTGTGGTTGCACTTGTCATGCCTTTGTATTTGGCATCACCGCTGAACGGCATGTTACCACTTTGATATGCTGTTGGAGCCGTGTACTGATATTGACTCATTGTTGTTAGGTTTAAATTTTGTAAATTTAAATCTAAATCTCTGATAAAGTATGCTTCTGGCTTTTTGCCTTTACCTTCATTAACAACTATCTTTTCAATTTTTGCATGATCAACCCAAAGTAATTTATATGTCTCTGGATCTCTAACTAATACCTGATCACCATACTTGATTACATTTCTAAAAAGTTTAAAACATCGCTTGTCCCAATCATTAATGCTTGACCATTGTTTGATTGTTTGTTCTAAAATTTCTGTTTCTGTATCAGTTGGTTTGTCTTTGTAAAAAATTTTAAATGGAGCACCTGTCTTTGGATCATTGTGAGTTGAAAATTCTGCAATGGTATCAAGTGCCGCGTTTATTTCTGTGTCAAGGTCCATTTGATCATATTGATAATAACGTTCAATACGATTTGGTTGTCCCGCATATACTTCTGGTAACCATGAACTGTATTTTGAATTCGATGTTTCTCCATACGAACTGCCAACGGGACTTTGCTGTCCTAGTTTGGTTTCATATGTAGTAAAGTGTTTTTTCCAACTCATAGTATATACATGCCTTTTATGCAGTTATTTATATAAATTATATAGTATTTTAATAATGATTGCAACCACTATATTTTGTCCTAGTTATTGTTCCTAAAGTTTATTAGGAATTTCTTTGGCCGATTTTGCTGTGCCTGACGTATGTTTTGCAATTTCTGTCAATAGTTGTAGAGAAGTAGTTTGGTAATCTGCTTCTGCTGTCATGCTTGGATCACTTGATCCTGACATTGGAAGATATTGTTTTGAAATACGTAATTTTGTTTCAGATAATTGTGCTGGATCGAACATGTTTGTGCCTGCGGCTGGTTCTGTATTATTTCCTCCATCTGTGCCTGTTCCAGATTCTACATTTTGTTTGAACATTGGATTTCCATAAAATTTACCAATTTCACTGTCAATTGATGCTTTGATAATTTCTCTCGCTTCTGCAAGTTGTGTAGGATTTCCGGATTTTCGAGCCTTTTGAAATTTTAGTGCCTCATTGAGTGAAGTGGTAGTAAAAGCCAATTCCTGTAATGCTTTATCTTTTTGTTCTTGAGTAGAGTTGCTTGAATTAATTGCTTCAAGCATTTTGTCATATCCTTGTAAATCTTCTGCATTAACACCACCAGCAATTGAAACTGCAAGACCCCTGTTTATACCTGCGGCAATACCTTGTGTTAAGATAGTTTTCAAAGGACCAAATATTGATGCAAATAGCCCGCCAGCACCTTTCTTGGTGCTGTCAAACAATTGTCCTATATAATTTATTGCCTTTGCAAGGAAGTCTCCAAACCTTCCTGCAAGTTCTTTTATCTTATCTGCGAAACCAACCAGTTTTCCTGAAATTGATTCTAATGCACTAGATACTGCATTGAATATTTTTTCATCACCGAACAGTTCTGTAAAGAATGTATTGAATGTGACTTTTAATTTTTGCATCATTCTTTCAAAGTTAAGGAATGCTACAGATAATTTGTCAACGTTGGATTCTTGTCTTAACTTTTGTAGGTCTTTGTATATTTCAATCTTGCCTTCTTCTTCTAATTGTTGTACTTTATTGATCAATGCAATCTGTTGTCTTGCCGCTCCCGCATATTCTGTATTCGAACGTTCAATAACTCCCAATCTTTCTCGTTCTGCTTTTGATGTGTTTGCAATTTCATCAATCAAATTAGCAGTGGCTTCTGCCGCTTCTTGATCACTCATACTTTCCATATTGGTTATGACACCATCCAATGAGTTGTACAATCTTTTGTTAACAGCAAGTAATTCTCTACCTGCTTCTGTGAAGAACAATCCGCCTCGACCATATGCTTGTGTAAATGTTGTTGCAAGTTGATCACCAAACTCATTACCAAGTCCTCCAAACATACCTGCAACTGTTTGTGCCGCCGCAAGTACATTTCTTTGTAGTGTCGCTGGCAGTGTGTTTAGTTTGTTTGTGAACGCATCTATTTCTGTCGATGATTTTATGATCGCGTTAATTTGATCTCTGCTCACGTTTGCAAGTTGTGTGAATGCTGTTATATTTTTTAAATAGTTTTCAGCCATTGCTTCAAGATCTTCGTTGTTTTGTCCTGAAAGTATACCAGTTGTTCTTAATTGGTCAACATAGTCTGCTGTGTATTCAGTTAGCTCTGCTAATCCCATACCTAGCATACCTTGAGCTTGTAAATTATCCCTAATAGCAACATTAAGATCTGAAAATGATTGTGTTCCTAAAATTCCAATTGATGTAGAATACTTGCCAAGTATTTCTGTATACTCTTGTATGCCCATTTCAGCCGCCACTGCCGCTTTGGCTATTCCCATTGATCCTTGTTCAAATCTAAAACCCATTGAGAACACTTGTCTAAATGCATCTGAAAATTGTTTTAATCTACCAATAACAAATCCAAATGCAGTCGCAAAGGCACCAATCGCCAATCCAGCGATACCAAGTTTTTTAGCAAAGCCGGCAATTTTTTTATTCACTACAGCAAATGGTGTTTTAACATTTGCTTTGGCCATTTTTTCTGCTTGAACACCTGCTCTTGCATTGTATTCTTTGAGCATCTGTTTGAAACCTTTTGAGTTGGTATCTAAAATTTTATCAATTGCTTCTGTGGCCGATGCCGCTTCGTCTGTTTG